GCGCGGGGCTTTTTTCTGAATTTAGTCTGAGCTTGAGGTTCCAAAAAAACTCCCACGGACGGGGATTTGGTGGGAATTTATTTTGAATTTCGTTGAAGCCTCAAGCAAACACTTGCTTTAATTTGACTTTTCTTATAATCAGTTCTGAATTAAGCTCCAATTATGCATAATTTGACTTTTCTTGTTCTTTTGTGGAGGTGGGAGAAAACTTGGAACTAAATTAGCTTGCCTTGTTTTCTCCTGTTTCTGTTTATTTTTTATCCCTTTTTCCGTACTCTACCGTAGTGATCTTCTATCCTAACGGTGTCATCTACTTCAGGTGTGGATACCTCTAGGATGATTGAGTCCTCGTATGCTATCACTCTGTGTATGTCCATAGGATTGATTGTGAGTACTTCATTCTCTACCATGTCATGTATGATATCATTCACTAATACATCACATCTACCATCCTCTAGGATCATTGTCTCCTTCTTCTGTGTATGGTACTGGAGGGATAATCTTTCGCCCTTTTTAATGTGTAGTCTCTTGAGACAATACTTATCATTCAGGACAATGATCTCTTCCCATCCCCATGGTTTGTCTACAATGTTCACGTTAATTAAATCCAAGCTCTTGGTGTTAGTGGACAGACGGTGTAGATTGCAGTCAGTTCTTCCCCCGCTTTTATATCTCTCTTGGTGTAGAGTTCGACGCACACACCTAGTTCTTTTGTAAAACAGTTAGGGTCATCACTATGGTTGTAAAATCCCCCCAAAGGAGTACGATGAAGTTCGTTCTCAATAAACCAATGGGAGATGCCTAGGCACTCGTCCTTAGAGATGTCTACCTCTGTGAATAGTCCTAGTCCTTCAATACCAGACTGCTTGATAGTGAGTCCTTCGCGTAATGGTCTGTAGCCCATGTTATTCCTATACGATAGCAAATACGTCTTGGTCTAGCATCATCACTACAGGCTCTCCATCTACTACTAGATCCTTACCTGCAAATTGTGTAAACATCACTGTGTCTCCAACCTTCATGTCTAGGGGGATTCTTTTACCGTTCTCTAAAAGTCCCGGCCCACAAGCAATTACCTCACCATAAGTGGGCTTCTCTACTGCGGATTCAGTTAAAATGATACCACTCTCAGTGGTATTGGATACTTCTGACAACTTGACGATAATATTATTTCTTAGGGGTTTAATCATGATTGCTCCAAAATGGTTTAAAAGTTCCAGTAGTCTATTTTGTAATCAAAGGTACCGACTGGATAAGGTGAGGCTGCTGTTAGTTCTAGGAAGACATCATTACTTACGAGGTCTTCATACTCTAGCGGGAAGTCTAATACCACTAGGCTTGTGGGGTCTCCATAAAAGATTCCTAGTACTTCGTAGTCTTCTGTAGGCTCTCCAGTATTATTATAGATCGTTCTGTATAGATTAACTACAGGGATAACTGGGAACTCTGTCTCTACCACGAAATTAAAGTAGATTGTCTCTTGTCCTAGGTTAGGGTTTAAAAAGAAATAGAACGTGTCTATGTCTCCCTCAATACCTTGTCCCCAACTGAATAGATCTCCACAGATATGATTTCCCGCACCAAGAACAGGGAGGATGTTTACGAAATTGGCAGAATCAGGAGTATCATTGAACTCGATTTCTTCATAGTCACAAGTAGGAGGGGGAGGAGGACCACCACTGTTTCCAGCACCTTTCACTCCACTATCACATCCTAACATAAGGATGCTTCCCAATGCTACACTAATTAATTTACTCATTTGTTTGTTTGTTGGTTCTTGTAGAACACTACGCATCCCAGTTTAATCCATCACGTAAGAGGTGCTTTTCACCAGCGAAATCAATCCAACCGTCTGCATCAATAGGATCGATTCTAATCTTTTCAGCCCTTACAGGATTCATAAGATCATGGTCAATTCTAATAAAAGCTTTCTCAGTAGAAACTTCTTCGATGTACTCTAAAGTTAAGTTCTTAATCTCAATGTTCTTACAACCTTTAATTTGTATAGGAGAACGATCAGTTTGGATAGTACGAATAACATTATCGTTAAACTTAAGAGACTCTACGAAGTACTTAGAGTCTGGTACAAAACCTTGAATTGTAGCTTTCTCTGGAGGATACCAAGCTTCGTTCCAAATTGCTATAACTCCTCTAGCCGAAGGGTTACTCTTTGATTCTTCGTATCCGGGATAAGCAACATCGTTATGGAAAATGTTGTTAGTAACTACAACCTCAGAACCTTCCTCACACCCAGCGTAGAAAGCAATGTTAAAAGATCCACCGCCTCCATGACCAGTAGGATTCCAAGAGCAGTTATCCCATAGGTTCTTACGGAATGTTACCTTTACGTCATGAGGCATATCTTGCTCCCAAGGTCTAGCTGCGAACTGAGAGTTTCCACCACAGGATAAGAACTTATTTCCCTCTACTAAGAGAGTTCCATTAGGCTTGGCGTAAATACTGTGACCGTCTTTAGGAGTTGTTGAAGCAGTAGCCTTAGTCTCTCCTAGCTTAACAAAGGTACAGTTTTTAATCTCACCTACTACCTTACCAACACTAGCTCCCCATCCAGTAGGATACTGACCTTGAGTGAATGTTAGATTATCCCAATCAACTTTAAACTCTTCCTTTTTAGCATTAATGATTCCACTTCTTCCACCACAAACAATTACTTGATCTCTTAAAGTAGAAGGTTCATCATTCTTATAAAAGATTGCGTCTCCCCAACCTTTATTGTCTTGTTGAGGTACAACAGTTAGAGTTAGTTGTTGTGATTCCCCAGCAATAGGAGCTTCTGGGGGCTTAATAACGTCAGGGTCTTGCTCCTTAGCTGCTAACTTCTCCTCTAGTTCGGAGATTTCTCCAAACAGACCAATTGCAGCCTCTCTTGCAAGATTAATTGCGTTAATCATGTTAGTGTCTGCTTCTAGCATTTTATTTTTATTTAATGATGTCATAAGTGTCCTCGAATGTTTCTAATTTTACGGGTTGATCTCCGTATAAGCATCTACAGCTTCCTTGTTTGCTTCTGCCAAGATGTTATTGAACTGGGGGTAGCTAAAGCCCCAACTCAAAGTATACTTAGTGAATGCGCCTGTGTATCCAGCACACATTCCTTTAAGGGATACTCCTGTTGCAGATTCGCCAAACAAAACCTCGATCCCGTTTGCTTCATCGAGAGCATTTGTTATTGCTGCTTTAGCTTGTACCTCATTTAAATCGTGTGAACCTACCATCTCAGTCCACAGGTCTACGCAATTACTAATCATTGGCTCCTCCTAATGCGCTCCATAAACTCTTCAAAAGGTTCATAGATCTCTAGCTTTTCTCCGCAAGCGAGTGTAACTTCGAGGAACCCAGCCTGTGAGTTCTTAATCTTGTTGCTTTTTAGTAGTAAACTAGGGTTAAACATAGGCTTCACGGTGACAATGTTGTCCGTGTGAATCATAATGCTCTCACGCTTTCCTTCCCACATAGGAATCCATCTGCGGGGGTAGGTTAGTTTTTGCGTTGGGCTAGCCGCAACTAGGACCATAATTACTGCTCCCAAAACAGGGAGTCCGATCAAACTTTTAATCAAGGAGTGTTTCATTTTTTAGTCTCTTAGCAAGTATCTGCATGAGTTCGGTATCTACTTCCACAGGTTCCCACCCGTGATCGCATAATGATTCTAGCAGAGCGTTGAGCACCGTAATATTTCTTTCTTTAGTGGGTGCCTCGAAAATCTTGTATTCATACATATTATAGCTCATTCTCCATTAAAGATCCGATACCTTTGATCTGTTTATCAGTCTCGAACCAAGTGAGGGCTAGCTCTTCAGCCAGACGCTTGACGTTCATCTTGCCGCTAGGCTTAATGTAAGTAGGGTCTTGCACCACAAGGGTAACAATCTCCTGCTGTAAGGGTGTGAGTATATAAGACATTTCCTCTAGGAAGAGAGTGGCTTGTGGGTCTCCAACAAATTCCTCAATCTCAAGGATCTCTTCCTTGTCCGTGGATACAGTTCCTTTGAGGATGGGAGCCTTCTTGGTGATCTTCGCGCCCTTGTTGTTCTTCTTGGTCCACATTACCGTTTTAATATACTGGTCGAAGCCTTTGCTACCCCAGAACTCATCGAAGCTACCGTTAGCCCCCTCGTTCTGCTTTTCAAACCCCATCACAGCCTCCATAGCTGAGAGGCGAATGTCTTGCAGGTTATCGTCAAAGTTAGCTGTAGCACCATCACCACTAATCTGGTGGCTAATCTTGTACATGAGCTTGCCATACTTTCGGTCAATCTTAGACCATTGTTCTTCAGTCAACATATGTAATTTTTTTGCGTTTAAGGTCAGGGCGAGAGAGTTCGTTCAACATAAAAAGGGTGTGCATGAGGTCTTCCCCGACAATAATCATCGGGTTCTTGCGGCACTCTTCTAAGTGCTCCTTCTCCTCAACCCACTCCTTCTCATTAAAGGTCCAAGAGAGTGTAAGCTCCACTTGAATATTTTTAGGTTTCTTCGGCATAATCTCCTAAGGATTGATATAAACAGTTTGGTCAGTAAGGGTTGCTCTACGAGCGGTATGGACTGGGGTGCAGTTACCCCCGAACTTGGTGAAAAAAGAACCCATCTTGTAGGGGTTGTAGCTGGCCTTTTGTTGGTAAGCTACGGGAGAAGAGAGGCTGACGGTGCCTCGCACGAACGCATGAACATTCTTCTTGCGCTCACGAAGTACCCGCTCTCTCCCCGCAGGTTGAACAACAAACTTTACATCCGTAAGGGTCAGGTAGTCTTCACCACCATAAAGGTAGTCCACTACTCGACCGTTCTTGCGGACAGAAAAGCAATCCTTGTGCAGATTCCAGTAAATCTCCACGCGGTCGCCGTCTTTTATTTCGTCGTTTGTCATGCCCCTATTATACCACAGTCTGCTGCTGCTGTCAAGCCCCTTCCGTCAGAAATTTTGAAGAAATCCACCAACTAGGTGTCTGCGCGGTGGGCCACTCCCACTTGGCGAACACAGATTTGTCGCCTCTGTAGTAAGCCCTGTAAGCCTCCACAGCGTCCTCTTGCTTGTATTCGGGCGGCATAGCCTGTGCGAACGGTGTAAGGCCACAGGAGGGCAATGGAGGGGTCTGAGCGAGACGCTGGCATAGCTTGGTCCAAGACAAGTGCGTCTTGCTACGTCGAGCCTCGAACTCACTGTTGAGAGCGCGAAATAATTCGTAGGTCCACTTGTAATTGTCTACTGACTCACGAACCCAGATCGTGCAAGGGTGATTTAGGTGAGCTTTTTTGTAAACAAATTGCGCTTGTGGCGTATCATAAACGTGGTGAGCGGTCGAAAGCATCTGTGCAGTCTCCAAGATCATCTTGGGAACATGCTTATCACAGTGCATACGGGCGGCGACCTTGGGGTCGCGATCTAGTACGAAGATGTTCATGCGCCTATTATACCACAATAACGTGGTTTGTCAACAACTTTGTCCTAAATATTTTAGTATTCTGTGGACAAGAAGAAAACTTGGATCAACCTACCATCATCATTATCTCTACCAAAGTAGTCCACAGAAGCATGGTACATGTCGCTACGGAAAAAGATAGCACGATTGTAAACATTTCCCACAGTAAGATGGGGTGTCCACTTGGTCCAGTCCTGCGAGTCTTCTCCGTGCATCTCATTAGCCTGCCTGTCGGAGTACATTTCATTAAGCCTATCGTACTTGTAGAACTTCGTTCCCCCAGTTACAGGGGCATCAGGAGTAAGGTAAATAATTCCAGCCCAATTGTTAAAGTTATCGGCATGAATCCAAGTGCGTCGAGAACTTTGAGTACACATCTGGAAAGAACCAGAGTAAAGGGGAGTTCCTTCGTAATCACCGAAATTAATAATCTTACCACCGTGAGGCTCAACAATCCTACCAATAGCTTCCTTGGTGGAATCGTTTACTGAACTTTTGGTACGAGCACCGGGATAGTTACCAGTTACATCAAAGTTTTCCCTAAGCGCAAACTCCCTAACATCATCTACGTTGGTGTAGAAATCATCTACGACAATAAGATTAGTTCTCATCTCTTCGCTTCATCCCCAGTAATCCATACCCCACAATGTCTTGGTAAGGATTCTCCGAAAAAGCATCAGGGTCGTTTGCGATCCTAAAGAGCTTATCTAGAATACGAACAATGGTAAGTAGATCATCATATTGCTCAGGCTTAATACCGTTAGGGTACATCTGCCTAAGACACTCACCACTCTTACCGAAGGAGTCTCCATATGCAGCTTGCTTGTCGCCTACAAGCGTCCCAACCTTTTCACCAATCTCTTGAAACTTATTCTTCATCTCTTTTTTCCAGTGCGTTAATAAATGCAATGAACTCTGTAATTGCGGAAAGCCTACCCTTCGAATGTTCAGCTAATGATCTACCTGAATCAGTTTTGTAATCCTCGTTCAAAATTTGCAACCACCTCTCTCTACGTTCTAGTAAATACTTATTCAGTATTTCAAAACTGTCCTTTATAGTGTGCTCCTTCGAATTCTTCGTAATCATGTTCGTCATACTCCCTAATGCAGTGGACATCTACCCCCGCTTGTTGCAGTAAGGCTAGCCCATTCTTATTATAGTTCTCGTCGTATAAAACTCTTGCTATACCAGACTGGATGATGAGTTTAGCACACTCAAAACAAGGAGCCAATGTGACATATAAAGTAGCACCATCAGAACTGTTGGTAGATCGAGCAATCTTGCTAATGGCATTAGACTCTGCGTGAAGGACTTCGGGCTTTGTATACTCTTCATCAACGTAGGATCTATATTCGCATTCATTTGGAAACCCCTTTGGAGTTCCATTGTACCCTTCTGAGATGATTTGAGTGTCCTTAACAATAAGGCATCCAACTTTTTTTCTATTTGCATAAGACAGTTTCGATAGCTCTTTTGCCATCGCCATGTAAGTTTGGTCTAATTTTTTTTGGGAAGCCATATCGTTATTGTGGTGTGGTACACTCGATAGGATTTGAACCTATGACCTATAGATTAGAAGTCTATTGCTCTATCCAACTGAGCTACGAGTGCGTGGTAGGGAAGGCGGGACTCGAACCCGCACTTGACAGATTTTAAGTCTGTTGCCTCTGCCGATTGGGCTACTCCCCCGTTTTCCTTATTAAATGGTGTGGTCGGAGAGATAGGATTTGAACCTACGACCCCCTGCTCCCAAAGCAGGTGCGCTACCAAACTGCGCCACTCTCCGTCCACCTATTTTCACGCTTCGTCAGAAACTGCCTTGAGAAGAGATTCCTCTTCGTCTAAACCAAGAAGCTTCTTCATCTCAGTAATACCTTCTTGCATCTCAGCCTGATGCTCACGATATTGATCAATCTGAGCCTCCATCTTCTCAATGGCTTCACTAATACCTGCGTGATTCTGCTCGTAACCCTCAAGGGCTTTAGCAACATACTTTTCCATACTGTTTTCCATAATTTTCTCCTTAAGTTGTAGAATGGTCGGCCCTCG